CTACCCGACATTTGCAGTACCGGAAATGGACGCATCCGATACATGTTTTTCCTTTTCGATTGTCATTTGCCGGATTCGTTCCTCTAAGCGTCCGATTTCTCTATCTTGTTCCCTGATGATTTCTTCTTTTTCGCGAATTAAGGCAAGGAGAGAGGAGAGTTCGGTTGTTTGTGTTGTTGTAGATGATGTATTATAGTAAATATCACCTTTCCCTGTAAGTAACCAGGTCGAGTTTATATCATTATATATTTCGATAATTTTCGACACCCATAAACTTGATATATCTGTTCCTTTGCTAATGCATCTTGAAATTACTCCATTTGAGCACCCAATAGCTTGTTCAAGTGCCCTTGTACTGATACCTTTTTCTTTAATTAGGATTGCAATCCTGTCGGAAATATTCGTCATAAATCGTAAATTATCTACATAAAACTTTTTAGTGTCGAAAATATTCTATATATTTGCAGCGTGTTCAAAAAAGAACACCGCGCCAAATATACAAAAAAGGTGTGTGATTAGCGAATTTTAAGTATAAGATTATGAAAGAGACATTATTGAAAAAGGTAAAACCGGAAACATTGGAAAAACTCTTCAGTGCGGTTGGTGATGTTCTTGATGAAATCAAGGATGCAGTACCTAACAAGAATGAAAGGTTCCGAGATGAATCATATACATCTTTACTCGTGATGAACTATGATGCGTTTCAGACACTAAGGTGGCACGAACAGAAGAAACAAGAAGATAAAGATACTCAGGATAACCCAGCGTGACGACCCGGAAGGCGTTAAGAGACGGGTGACGGTGTGGAAAGACACACGGGAGTGCATGGTTCTTGCGCCGGGGTTCGATTCCCCGGACTCCCTCCAATATTAATCATTAAAATAAGTGAGATATGAACAAGAGGTACATTCACATTACGAAAGCTGACCGCGACTTTATCGCAAAGGCGCTCAACGTGACAGAGAAGACTGTTTATAACGCTATCCGGTTTGATGACCGTCGTGGCAACTCCGAACTCTCTGCAAAGATCCGTAAGTTGGCCATGGACCGTGGCGGTATTGTGATGGTTGTTATTCCGGAGGTGGAAGTTTTTCACGACTATGACAAAGTATCCCGCCTATATTGTCCCAATGGTGCTCTGATAGAGCTTGACCGTAAGGATGGTAGCGGTCAGGTAATATTCAAAGGAGAAACTGTGAAGACTTATGAGCATGTAATGGTTTCGGAAATTGACCACATAAAAGCGTTTGCATCTGCATTGAGATAGGAGGTGGCTATGTTGGTGTATTACGGTAACATACAGTGTATTTCTGCACGCGAGCTCATAGATAAAGGCTATATCACCAAGTCCTGTTATGACAATTGGGTGAACCGTGGCCGTATCAAGGTGGTGCGCCGTGGTGGAGGTGCTGCTGGAAATTGCGCGTTGGTCGCCCTCAATAGTCTGCCTACCGAGTGCCTGGAGCGGGTAAAGGAAGACAACCCCGGAGGAACGGAGCAGGCACTTCGCCACTGGATCCTGTCAAACTATGTGTTGGACCAGGCTGCAGTAGCTTATTTCTTGGATTGGGCTGCCCATTCTTCCAGTAACAGAGCTACAGACGAGCTTGCCCGGAAATATGCGGTGAATGCTTCAGTTCTGAATACTTGTATCAAGCTTTATAACAGAAGCAACGATTACCGCAAACTGATGGGTGAAAAATATAACTGGGACATGATGGCCACTACCATCGAGACCTTACGCGAAGACTTTGGTCATGACCTTCCTGCCAGTACCCTGCGTTTCCGCAAGAAAGTGAACGAATACAAGCAGTACGGTTACGAATGTCTGATAACCGGAAAATTCGGCAACCAAAACAAACGGAAGGTAACTCACATGGACGAACGCCTGGTGATGAGCTTGAAAGTACTTCCCAACCAACCATACGGCAGCGATGTGCATGAAATGTATCTGTCGTTTGTATGCGGTGAGCTGGAAGTATGGGATCTGGAAACAGGAGAGATATTCAATCCGGAAAACTTTACGGATAAGAACGGGGAACCGAAAGAACTGAGCGAAAGCACTATCCGGAACATTCTGAACAACCCGGCAAACCAGCTGCTGATAGAGAAAGCCTTGCGTGGACGTATGGAATTCTATCATGAGCAAATGCCGCACATGCACCGCCATGGTGGTGAGTTCTCCCTGTCACAAATAACGATGGATGACGTGGATTTACCGCGTCGGATGAAAGGCGGCGAGTATGTGCATGCCTATTATGCTTATGATGTGGTGAGCCAGTGCCGTATCGGGCTGGCCTACGGGCGGGATAAGGATGATGCTTTGGTAGTGGACTGTTTCCGTGATATGTTCCGGCTCATCGAACGCAACGGATGGGGTATTCCAGCCGGTATTGAGGTGGAGCAGCACTTGATGAGCAAGTATAAAGGAGGATTTCTGAAGGCAGGTGAGGTATTTAAGTTTGTGCATTTCTGTGCTCCACAGAACTCACAGGAGAAATATTCTGAAGTTCTGAACGGTGTGTTCAAGACAACCATAGCACATAAGAACCATGAAGGCATTGGCCGCTGGTATGGTAAGGGTGCACGGCGGGTGGACCAGAAGAAAGTGAGCGACAGCAGCAACCACACCTGGGAAGACCGAAAGTATTATACGTTTGAAGAGCTTGTGGCGGATGACCGTCGCGATTGTGAAGAATGGAACAATACGCTTCACCCCAACCAAAAGAAATATCCCGGAATGACCCGTTGGGATGTGCTCGTAGCCAAAATCAATCCGACCCTTCGACCGCTTGATAAACTGACCTTGAGCAGATATATCGGAGAAAAGGTAGATACCAGTATTCGTAGAAATTCCACAGTACGTGTGGCAAATGCAGACTGGTGGCTGAGCGGTCCGGAAGTGCTGGAGCAGCTGGAACCAAACAACCGCAGGGTGACGGCCTACTACCTGCCGGATGAAGAGGGTAAGCCTACGGATGTCTTCCTGTTCCAGAACGACCGCTACCTTGACAAGGTTCGTCCGGTAGTGACTTACAACCGGGTGATGGCAGAACAGACCGAAGAAGACCGGGCAGCCTATACAGAGCAAAACAAAGTTCTGAGTCATTTCAGCAAATACCTCAATGACCACGCCATCGGAAAGGTGGGAACCGGTACACCGGATCAGCCAACGGATGACCCGGAAGAGGAACTGGAACTTCCCCCGGTGGAACTATCCGATGATTTGCCAGCCGACTTGTCGGCAGATCCGGAATCAGATTATGAATGGCACTCCGGAATAAGCGAGGCAATGAGGGCCATCAGTGACATGTAAGAACAGAATTAGAACAACATTAAAACAGCGTTAGAATTATGATTACAGAAGCGCAAAAACAGAAGATTTTAGCAGCGATAGCCGCCAACCGTGTGAACTATCCCAGTGATGCCAAGCATGCTGCCTCTTTGGGCATCAGTACGTCTGTGTACAGTGCAATCAAGAACGGACAGACAGACAAAGCCCTGAGCGATGCCAACTGGATAAGCATTGCCCGGAAATTAGGGGTGAACCTCCGTGGTGAAATGGAATGGAAAGCAGCCAAGACCCCGACCTTTGAATATATCACAGCCCAGCTGGAGTTTTCACAGCAGTCCAGCCTGTCGGGTATCTTGTGCGACATGCCCAATATCGGCAAGACTTTCACGGCACGTTATTATGTGCAGAGCCACAAGAATGCCGTTTATATCGACTGCTCGCAGGTAAAGACCAAATTGAAGCTGGTACGCAAGATTGCTGCAGAGTTTGGGGTGGACAGTAAGGGAAAGTATTCTGATGTGTATGAAGACCTGGTATATTACCTCCGTTCTATGGAAACCCCGCTTATCATCCTCGATGAAGCAGGCGACCTGCAGTATGAAGCTTTCCTTGAACTGAAGGCCTTGTGGAATGCCACTGAACGCTGCTGCGCCTGGTACATGATGGGGGCAGACGGATTGAAAGAGAAAATCAACCGCTCCATAGAATGTAAGAAGGTGGGCTATACCGAAATGTTGAGCCGTTATGGTGACCGGTACAGCAAGGTGACACCAGATGATGGCAAGGAGCGCGAACAGTTCTTGAACAACCAGGCACGTATTGTGGCCAAGGTAAATGCCCCAGCAGGTGCTGATATAGCCCAGATTGTACGGAAGACACGCGGTGGTTTGAGAAGAGTCTATACTGAGATTGAAAAACTTAAAATGACTGCAGAATAATGAAGCGTGCGTACAGTCCGAAGGAAATAGCCGCCAAGAAATGGGTTACTCTGCCATGGGATGAGAAATGGAGCAAGCCTTTCGGATTCCCGGCAGAGAATGCTTCGTGGTTCATCAGTGGTGCCAGTGCCAGCGGGAAGAGCAGCTTTGTAATGCAGCTTGGAAAGGAACTGTGTAACTATGGGACGGTGCTGTACATGAGTTACGAAGAGAAAATCAACCAAAGTTTCCAACGGCGTATGGGTTATTTGAAGATGAATGAGGTGCAGGGCAAGTTTCGCGTGGTGACAGAAGGTAGTCTGGAGGAAGTGATTGCCCGACTGAAAAAGCCGAAAAGCCCGAAGTTCATCATCATCGATTCCTTCCAGGTGGCCGGATGGGACTATCCGCAGGCTGTGGAATTGATGGAAACCTTTCCGAAGAAATGTTTCATCTGGATCAGCCAGGAAAAGAAGAGCCAGCCGATGGGTGGCGGTGCGTTGCGGCTAAGGTACATCAGTGATATGAAGATCCGGGTGGTCGGTTATAAAGCTTATTGTCAAGGCCGCTCCATTGGAGACCCGGGAAGCTATTATGTGGTATGGGAGGACGGAATCATTCAAACAAGTAATAATTTACCAAAGTGATTATGGATAATAACGAAAAGGCTTTTGAAAGCTACACCGGAACAGAAGTGTTCCAGATTCTGCTGGACGGAAGTTCCAGCAGGGCAGTGTTGGATGACTGGCTGGAGAGAAACATCCAAAGTGACCTGAAAGTGAGAAGAGCGAAAACGCCCGGTCATGTCGTAATAGAAACGGGTGATGTCTTGTTTGCACGTAATGTGCTGATATGGAATCCAAGTTGTAAAGTCAACATCAAAAAGAAGTGATATGGAAAAAGACAAAGTTTACATCAGTGGGGCAATAGCCCACTACAATATCGATGAGCGCAAAGGTGCATTCCTCGATGCTGAAAACAGATTGCGTGCTATGGGGTTCAATCCGGTGAATCCATTTAAAAACGGACTTCCGGATGAAGCGCACTGGAGAGAGCACATGCGGGCGGATATACGCTTGTTGCTGGATTGTGAGTATATCTATATGCTGAAGGACTGGGAACTGAGCAAAGGTGCTAAACTGGAGCTTGATGTGGCCAGTTCGTGTGGCATTAAAGTATTGTTTGAATAACCTTTTAGTTTTTGAATTATGGCAAAAGAAATTACGGTACTTGTAAAGTTTAGAGGAACAGTTCCTGAAGATGTAAGCATTGCTGACATAGAGGAACAAATAGATTGCAGTCTTGAAAACAGCCTTCGTTTGAATTTCCCGGATTCCAAAGAAGAAGACGATGATTTGAGAGAACCGTGGATAGAGCGTGAGGATATGTATATTACGGAAAAGGGATTTCAATTATTAATTGGCTAATGCAATCAAGATGGCACAGGAAGTAACCAATTTCGCCCGGTTCTATGCATTGTTCAACAAGCTGCCCTGTACAGGAGACCGGGAAGAATTCAAGAAAAGCATTGTGCTGCAGTACACGTGGAACCGGACGGACAGTCTGAAGGAGATGACGGCCAAGGAGTATGAAGCCTGTTGTACTGCTCTGGAGAAACTGAGCGGACAAGACGAATGGCGGCAGAAGCTGCGTGAGGAGCTGCGGCGGAAACGGAGTCTCTGTCTGAACCTGATGCAGAAGCTGGGTATAGATACATCCGACTGGGCACGAATCAATGACTTCTGCAGTAATCCCCGAATAGTCGGCAAGGCGTTCAGACAGATTACGGTGGACGAACTGGATGAACTGGCGGTAAAGCTTCGGTCCATACAACGGAAAGGCGGCTTGAAGCCAAAGAAAGAAAAGCAAACGATTAACCCCATGAGCATGGTGTCACTCATTCAGATTGACCCTGATGCTCCGGCAAACTGATAGGATATGGAAAATAGAAACACAAAGATTTTAGAGAATCTGAAAAAGGAAATCAACCTGCTTGCCTCTGATATGGAGAAGCAGGATGCAGCCGAGTTTTATAGCGAACTGGCTGATTGGGCATACGCCAACGGAGAGGCTATGCTGATGGAAGACGAACCTGAAATGCAGGATTATGAAAACCAATAACCCCAAAAAACAAGAATCATGGAAGAAATGAAACAAACGACCGTGGTAATGACGGCAGAGGAAAAGGCGGAATTTGAAGCCTTCCAGAGAGAAAAAGCAAAGAAAGCGGCAGAGGAAAAAGCCAAGAATGACCGCGAAATGTACAAGCAGATGGTGGATGAAGAGATAGGCAATTCAATCCCGGTGCTGCTGGGCATCAGTGAGCAGATCAAGGCAAGCAAGCAGACTGTGATGGACAACTTCAAAACCATTCTGGAAATGAAGGCAGACCTTTTCAAGACCAAGGTGAAGGATGACCAGCGCAGCCATACCTTTACGAACAGTGAAGGTGACAAACGAATCACGCTGGGTGTGTATGTGACAGACGGTTACCGTGACACAGTGGAAGACGGTATAGCCATTGTGAAGGAATATATCGAAGGCTTGGCCAAAGATGAAAAGACCAAGGCTCTGGTGAGCATGGTGCTTCGTCTGTTGGCCCGTGATGCCAAGGGTACGCTGAAGGCTTCACGCATTGTGCAGCTTCGCAAAGTGGCCATGGAAACCGGAGATGAGCGTTTCATTGAAGGGGTGCGCATCATTGAGGAAGCCTACCAGCCGGAAGTGAGCAAACAGTTCATCCGTGCTGAAATCAAGAACGAAAACGGAATGTGGAAACCTATTCCACTGGGAATGACAGAATCTTAATATGAATTGATATGATACAGAATGTAGAAAAGCCCTCTAAAGTAGCCTTGTGCCGTGTATGCCACGGCACAGGCCGCATAAAAACAGGTGATTATTCCACTTTCCCGACCCATGGTGTTTGTCCCCAGTGTGAAGGAAGTGGTCGGGTAACGGTAAGTGCAAAAATGACGCTTGACATCCGTCCCTATAAACCTAAAGTAAAACCGTCTATGAACGATTAAACCTATATGGGAAAGCGGCACGGAGTTAGTTATCAGAAGCGTGTAGTAGAAGTAAACAGGATATATGACCATTATGCCAGTCACGGCGTACCGAACCGTGAAATATGGCGGCGGTACATATATCCTGTGTATGCTATTAGTGAGCGTACATTCTACAATATGCTTAAGGCGTCCGCAGACCCTAAAAATGATTTGCCGGACGATACGGTACAATTGAAATTTAACTTTGACTGGGAATGAATGAAGACGTAAAAAAAGTAGTGGCCCGGATACTGAAAGACATTCAGGTGGAAATGAGCGATGAGTTTGACAAGAACTTTGAGCGGCAGGCTTTTTTCAGTGAGAAATGGCAGCGGCGGAAAAGCCCCATCCGGGATGAAGGCAGAGCCATACTGACAGATACCGGGGCACTTCGGAAAAGTATCGGAAGCCGGACGACGGAAAACAGCATCACGTTCTTTACTACTCTTCCCTATGCGGCCATTCATAATGATGGCGGTGAAATAGTGGTGACTGGGCGGATGAAGCGCTTCTTCTGGCACAAGTATTATGAGGCCACCGGGGCGTTTGGAAGAAGGAAAGACGGCAGACTGCGGAAAGACAAACGAAACGCCCGGCTTGATACAGAAGCCGATTTTTGGATGTTCATGGCTTTAAAGAAAGAAGGAAGCACCATCAAGATACCCCGCCGCCGTTTTCTCGGCACATCGCCTGAAGTGGAAAAAGCCGTCCGTGAGATTGTAGAAGAGAACCTAACAGAGTATTTCACCATTGAATATAATATTATAAGAAAATGAGAAAAGAACTTTATCAGTTGCTTTGCCGGGAGCTGAAGGCCATTGGCCTTATCAAGCACATAGACCTGTGGAACCACAATGTGGAGTTCATCGAGCAGGAAGAGAACTGGGAGCGTCCGGCTGTCTTTGTGGAATTCTGCCCTATACAGTGGAACGCGATTGTTCCCGGTGTGGAGTACCGGGCAGAACCTTTGATTAAACTGCACATCGTGACGGACTGGGAAGGTTCGAGCGCTGAGGGTAGCGAGCTGCAGGAAGATGCGCTGAAGGTGTTTGACCTGCCAGGACTGATTCATGCACGGCTTGCCGGACTGAGCGGGGAAACCTTTCTGGAGCTGGATCTGGTGGAGAGTGACACCAATCACAACCATGAGGATATTGTGGAAAGTATCGAAGTGTATCAGTGTGTGGCCATCAAGCGGCTGTAATGACCGCCTGTATTAAACAGAAAAAGCCGTGGACGTATAAATTACCGTCTGCGGCTTTTCTGTTCAATACAGGCAAAGTAAACGCCGTCAGGCAGCCTCATTCTTATAAAGCATCATATCTGTGTAAGAAGAGTTGTAATTCATGTGAGCATTGAATTCTACCTTTGTGCAGTTTTCAAAAGGATTACCTAAATCCTTATTTTTACCTATCCATTCGCACAACTCCAGAATTGAAGATTTGTTGGAAGTGAAATATACGTATGAATGCCCCTTCAGTACATTCAGTACATCCAGGTAGTCGGCCATATTCCAGTACATGTTATAGGTTCCTACGTCAGTGGACAGATAGGGCGGATCAACAAGAAATACTACCCCAGGAATATCTTTATACCGGTTGAACACTTCCTTGTAATCGCAGGATACGATTTCCAGCCCTTCAAGATAGTCCGTACATTCCGGGTATCCGGTCTTACGTATGTTGTTGTATAAAGCTTCCTTCCGCATATCCTGAACAGACAGTTTGTATTTCATGGAAAACAGAAGAGAGGAGGAGAGGGTAATGAAATCCACATATCCGGTGGTATTCTCTTCCTGCTCGATGCGGCTGAATATTCGTTCACGCAGTTCTCCTTTAATGATTTTATGACGTGGTACGGAATTTCCTACCATTTCGCGAATGTCAGCAAGCAGCTGATTTGTCTGCGGAATATGCTTCATGCGGAAGCGGTAGTTATCGAAGTCATTATAGATAACAGTAGAGTGGGGCTTGAGGGATTTGGTAATGTGCGATAACAGTCCGGAGCCACCGAACAAGTCAACAAACAATGTCCCATCCGGATATTGCTCCAGCACTTTCATGAATTCCTTGGCGAACATGCGCTTTTGCCCGACAAATGGGAGAGGGGCTGACAGATACATCTTTCTCATACGTTCAATTCAAATTTTACATTTTCATTGCCGGAAAGCAGTTGTTCTGTTTTGTCGATGTTGTTTTCGTAAATATGCACGTTCCCCAGATTCAGGGTGATGGATTTTAGCGGCAACTCAATCTGCCTTGATATTAGGTACAAATGATAAATATCTGCCGGCAGTCCTAAATTCGCATCACTGCTTCGCTGATAGGCGGTCATGACCAGTTCTCCTTGCTCTATCTGGAACTGAACAAGACTAAGGCATGGAGCCTGGTTACTTTCTGTTCCTGTAGATCCGAGAAACAATATATAGTTCTTGCTGTTCCTTTTTTCCTTGTTTATGCGTTCGATGAGTGGCGGCAGTTTTTCAAAATAAGTTGGGTAGCTGTTCACAAGGATTGAGCCGCAGTAGTCCCACCAGTTGATGCCGACTTCTCTGTATTTTTCCACGTTGCGCTCCCCTCTCATAAACAGTTGTAACTCGTTTTTTAACTTCTTCCGCGCTATGGTATGCCCCTCGAATATATCAAGAAGGTCGGCAGGGAGCAGCGTCAGCTGTTCATTCAGTAGGTAGCGGATATTCCCTTTTTTATTGCTTTGCATCTTTCCGGACGAAAGCACCTTGCCTAAGATTTGATAATACTTGTTCATGATATGAATGTTATTTATTGCGATACAAAGGTAGGGTAGGGAAGTTTGCCTTTAGTGGGAGGAAGTCCTGATTACACTGCACACAAATTGCAGTCGGTTTTAAAACGCCTGATCAGGTCATATACCTTTCGTTCACTGATGCCATATCGTAGGGAAAGCGTTGCTACGATATAAGACACTTTTTCACCATTGGTATGCAACTTGTTATATTCATTATATAGTTCTATATATTGCACATCATCGGGTCGTATGCCCATGTAATGGCATGTTTTTAAAAGCTCCCTGTTCAATTTTAGTATCTCAATTACTTTCATATCCAGTTAAATTTTGTACATTTGCACTGTCTCACTTATTTATGCGCTTTATGCGTACATCTTAAAAAAAAACGCAGAACCGCGAGCGAGGGTATTTGCCCCCGGTCGCGCGGTTCTGCGTTTTTGGTGTTAATAAGTAAGTGAGACGACTAATTAACAGGCCGGGGGCTTTTTTTATCCCTCCCCCGTGGGATTGTCAATCATTCAATTCGGTATAATTCCAAATTGAACTTATCCTTCTTCTTCCAGCCTTCAGCCAGAGCCTTCTGGATATACCTTACCGCTTTCGTATAGAAGTCCTTCAATTCATCCAAATTATCAAAGGTTTGGTATTCGGGCTGTTCATCCGAACCGAATTTGAATGTAACTGGAAGGGTCTCTCCGCCCGTCTGAACAGCCAAGTCGTATGCTGCCTTATAGTTATACTGATTCTCCGTAGAAAGCCATACAGGGGCATCCTTATACACGAATCCGGACAGGATAGCTGCATCAGTCTGGCTGTTATACCAGGACATAACCAATGTGCGGATTTCTTCATCAGTGGGCTTATGGCTGAACTCTTCTTCCATGTAGGAGGCAGAGCCGTCCTCTTTCTCCTGCACATCCCAGCGGATGCGCCATTTGTCTTTAACCGGGTTCGTGCATTCCATCAGCGACACACCGGCACTTCCTTCAACTCTTCTCATGTAAACACGTATTTGGTTCTACCTTTGCCGAAGGTCTCTGTCTTGATGGTCGTTTCAAACGGAAAACCATCCGGCATTTCTTTCACTTGTGCGAGAATATTCTTCATTTCCTCGCTGTTGGTGAAGAATTTCTTTGCCTCGCCGTTCACTTCGATGGCCACAATACAGCGGTCTTCTCCCTGCTCGGTCTTGATACCGGTCTCGAAGTCCTTCACTACAATCGGTAAGTTTACCAGTTCCCGGATACTTACCACCACTCCGGGAAATCGCTTCTTGCCGTCCTCCGGCTTGTAAGCGACATTCAAGTCTTTAAAACTTCTCATTTCTTTGCCTGTTAATTTTTTAAACAACTTATTACAGTCGGCGTGTTTCGTCATGCCGTAGAAACTGGCAATCAGTTCCCGCCGTCTTTTTCTCGATTTTACCTCGTGCATCTTCCGGGCAAACTTCTGCTTGATACGTTTCCGCAATCTCACATAGTCAGGACGGATAACATAGCCAAGGAAATCAATGCCTTCTTCTACAGGAAACACCCGTTCATTCGGCTTGATTTCCAAGTCTATTTTCTCCATTTGCCCGTGAATAGCATCACGAATCTTCCACAATTCCGCTTTCGTTTTACCGAGTACCAGTCCGTCATCGCAATAGCGATAGTAATAACGGACCCCGTACCTGTCCTTCAGATAGTGGTCTAAAAATACAGACAGAAGCAGGTTGCCTGCTCCCTGTGAACTGCGCAGTCCGAAGCTGATACCCTCAGGCAGCAGTGTCACGAACCGCTCCAGCAGCACCAACAGCCTTTTGTCCTTGAATATCCTGCGGAAGCACCACATCACAAAATCCTGCCGCACATTGTCGTAGAACCTGCGGATGTCAAATTTGTAGGCATACATCGTGCTTTCCGGGTCTTTTTGCAGATCGGTACGTATGCAGTTCATCAGATCATGAGTGCCACGTCGTTTAATGCTGGCCCCGGTAGTCCGGATATAGCGTTTCTGCAGGTGACGATCCACCACGTTCATTACGGCATATACTGCGATGCGGTCATACATGGATAAAATCTGCAGGATGCGACTTTTGCCATACTCTTTGATTTCCGTCTCATGGTATCCACCAAGTTGAAACGAACCGTTTTCAATGGCAGCAGTAAGTTTGGATATAACTTCCTCCCTATGTGCAAGTAGCTTTTTCCCTTGGATTGATTCCTTACGATCCGTTCCGCGCAGTACGGCATCGAATGCCTCCGACATATTGGAGTATTCGATGATTTCCTCTATGATGTATCCTTCCCTGCGCATACGGTTCTGCTGTTGGTTAGTAAAAACAGAAGATAAGGGCCTTCCTTTCCCCGGGTCTGACTTCTTCGAACTGATAACAGCCTACCAAACTCCACCCGACGCGTGATTTTTCAGCTTTCCACCCTAATGGGTGCTGTTGCTGTGGCTTGCTTCCCTCGGCACCGCTTCGGGGACACGTCCCCGGTGCTGTACGCCGATTAATTAGATTTCCAGACGCGAGCCGATATTCGCATTCGTATTCGAAGCATCGTTATTCGCATTCGCATTCGACACACCGCCATTCGCGTTCGCATTGTTGTACCCGCGATAGACCACACGGACTATCGGGAAGCTCCACCGGGTACAAAGTTACTGATTTAACAGGCAAAATGAGCTAAAGCATTACACTATCCACCAAAATAGGGCAGACAATATGCCGCCGATGACGGTAAGAGACCAGTCTATCCAGTCCCAAAGTCCGCCTTTCAGTTTGTCTTTGAGCTCCAGACAGGAGGCAGCGATAATGGATGCATACAGAGCCGTCCACGGATTGAGGGCGGCAAATCCTACAAGAAGACCGCCAATAAGGTGCTTATAGCGGTTGCTTTGTTTGAGAAATTCGATAATTTTGTTCATAACGAGTTGTTTTTGAAAATTGTTTTGTATATTTGCAGTGCGTAGAAATACGAAGGGACAGGGTCGCAAGACCGTGTACCGCCCCGAGGTCAGTTTTTACTGGCCTCTTTTTTGTACCTCTTTAAGCACTTTTTCGTCCGCTATGTAGAAGAATATATGTCCTTCACATTTTCTTCTTGCTTCTGTAATAGCTTTATAAAACTGAATGTCATGCGATGGTATTTCAAAAATCACGGCTTCACCTCCTTGTTTTGTAAGTGCTTTTTTGGCATATTTTACAATGTTGCCAGCACCGCCTTCAATACATTTCAAATCAGCTTTTATTCCGTCTATGGTAATGTCGTATGTCTGCCCTTCCGGTCTGTTGACTCCTTGAAGATATTCCACGTCATGACCATTGTCTGCAATAATTTTGCACATACGCATTTCTTTGTTGAATTTCAGGCGTTCCGCTTTGCTGGGTTCTGATTCATGGATTCGTTCCCATTGGGTTACTACAAATCCGTTATCATCCGGAGAAATATAGGTTCTTTCCCATTCGTTTTCGGAGTACGATTGAATTCTGTCCGCAGCCCCATTCCTGTTTTGAATAGAACGGATGAACTGGCATGCCTCGCAGAGTTCATTGTCAGGAATAGGATTCTTTGCCAGCTTCAGTTTTCCTTTCGCTATATCGCAATCCTTACACCGCTTGATGGTGTATGGGTTATAGTCGGGCATCGTCTTTTGCTCCATGCCTGCATTGAACCTGAACATACCTTTCTTGTCAAGTTCCAAAGCTGACTCCCCTCTTGCCATAGCCTCTTCATGATCCGTAACCGGATACTTGGATTTGCGTACCTGGACTACGGAACAGCGGCAGCCCCATCCGTTAGGCGGATAGAATTCTGCCCAGAACGGGTCTGAAGCCGGGAGTGTGATACCGGCCATCTCCGCATGGGTGGGACGTACCTTTGCATCCCCGGCCGTGCGGTACTGCAGATAATAGCGGTCACCGTCCTGCATGAACCGTTCCCATTTGGCCGCCATTTCAGCCGAAGCCTGTACAAAGTTGAATTCAGCCCGTAGATAGTTTGAATTGTATGTTTCGTCGATCTTCCGGACATCATTCAAAAAGCGTTCGAACGTCTTTCTATTGCCGTTCTCATCCAATAAGGAGGGAAAGGCTTCATTCAGTTCATGAAAGGTCTTCAGCCCGGAGAATACATAGTTGGAGCGCTCCAGCCGTTTGCGCATAGCCTCGGACATTTCCACCTGCCGGAATGATCCGTTCAGGACAGAGGAATGAGTTTCTATAAAATCCTGCGCTTCTTCGGATGCCAGAATACCTATTTCAAGGTTGGCCCCTTCCTGCCGGAACAGTACCTTCATCATGCGGTCGAACTTTTCACGTACCAGGTCAACCGGTGTGCATATATCTTTTCCGGATGCATACTGCAGCAAGTTTTTTGCTATTCCTTCATTCTGCTCCGGATTATGCAGATTGGAATATGACAGCAATTCTTTGGAGAATGTTTTCCCCCTGAGTGTTGCGCTGATTAGCTCGGCTTCAAACTCGGCCCGGTTCTCCAAGGCATATCTGGACAGTTCCTTTTCGATAAGTTCCCTGTTCACCTTCTCCATGTTCCACTGGTGCTCTACCATGCTGTAAGCTTTGGGCTCCAGCAGCGCATCGATGTGGTGACCCAGTTCATGAAGGAATGTGTTATCCTGTGCACCTGAGCGGTACTGCATTTTCTTTTCCTTGTACGATTTGTAGTCCCGTTCACGGAGTTCGTTGAAATACAGAATACCGTCATCACCCTCAAACATGGGTGCCCGGTATTCTGCCCCGGAAGTTTTTCCTCCTTTCTTTTTTAGCAGTCTGGGAAGCTTGATGCCATGTTCCAAGATAATACGGGCTGCATCTTCCGCATCTTTTCTGGCTTCTTTGTTCTTGATTATTGAAGCCCATTCCTTGGCCATTTTTTCGATGTCCTCCGTTTTTCCCGCCTGCAGGATGGGCTTCCTGTTTTCCAACAACCGGGAATATCGCTGGTGCAGCCCCGAATAATCATCGGGGCTCAGTCGAAAAAACGGGACAGCGTTTCAGCCGGTTTGCCGTCTTTCTTTTTTTTCGGATCTGTCGGGTCCGGCTCTTCCTTCGGCTCCTTCTCCTCGCACGGAATGCCGTATTTTTCCTCAAAGTACTGTGGCTTCACCTTGTAGTGCTGCAGTACCATTTCTTCGTATGCTTTCTGCTGTTCGGGTGTGTAATCAATGGAGTAGTCCCAATCAAAGCGCAGCCCTTTGACAGGGAACCCGTGGCGCACCATTCGCGGAATGAGCTGGTTGTTCACTATATCCCGAAGCATATCACAGTCGCTTTCCACAAGGTTTTGGAACACTTCAAGGTGCGTTTCAGACTGTGAGAGGCTACTTCCGTCCTCGATGGTCATCGTCTGCCCGATGATAAGCTTTGACAGTTCGGAGTTGGCCCGGTCGATTCGCTTGTCATAGACATTGAATGCATCTCCCTTGCCGCTTTCCACAAACTCGATTTCGGTTTCCATTCCTGCCACCATAGAGAGGGCAGTCCCGGCTTCACGCAGCATTTGGTCGAGACGGTCAATCTCTTTCTGATCGCGCGAAGTGGTTCGTGCTATGCGCATGGGCATTCCGAATATTTCCCCGAAGGTGTCCCAAAAGGCCAGCATGTTCTTTTTGGGGATAGTCTGTGAAGCCGCCTTGAGATACAGCCCGAGGTCGTCAGGTCTGCCGGCCTCAATGAGCCAGTCGGAAAAAGGAGGCTGGCGGTAATCTATACCGGTAGTCCAGTCCTGCCCGAGGTCGGTTATGACACGTCCGTACTCAGGAATGACATGTTTGCGCGGAATAAGCTTCACATCCGAATAACAGATGCAGCCGTCGCCGTCAGTGCAAAGGTCGCCCAATTCGATGAGCGAATGCCCCCAGTAGATTGAATCAAGGGCATAGCGCATGAGCTGCTTGAACCAGGACTGGTCAAAGAAATGAACCGCTTCCTCGTTCTCATCCCCTTTCATATCCACGATTTTGAACGAACGTGCCATGACAAAACCTCTGCGCTGCTCCACACACCCGGAGAGATGAAGGTCTATTTCCGCGTCCCGGTAGATGTCGTACAGGCGCTGGCGGCTGGGGCTGTCCACATTGATGGCATACTGCCAGGCATCGCGCCAGTTCTTGATGTCTTTCCGGGTGAGTGCATCGGTGGTGCGTTGCAGGTCGATGACCATTTTCTGCACCCGCTTGATGTCTTTCCCCTTGGCCAGGTTGAAATTGCCGTATGGTGTTTGCAGTACGTTTTTCGGTTTACTGGAAAACATACCGCTGAAAAAGTCTTTAATATCCATAGTTCTACCAGTTATGATGAAGCTGCTTTTGACAGCTGTAAACAAATGAATTTCCAGACGGAAGCCCGTCCTCTCCGACAGCCAAGGGCAAATCAGGGACAATTTTCCCGGCCTGTACGCCTTCAAGCCACTTGATGGCCCGTTCATATCGTTCCTTGCGTATCTCGCTTCCCATCTTTTGCGGCATGGCTGCACTCATGTGGTAAAGTGAAATGTCGCAGGTGTACATGACAATGAGCCGGTTCCGGTGTTCATCCTGTGCAGAGAAAATGGCCGTACAGTCGTA